ATAATTATATGTTTATATAATGCTACCAAGATTAATAACAGATAACAAATTACAAAAAAATGTTTTTAATAAAATCTCTCCAAAAATATTATCTCCTGACTCAGACTCGCATTTTTTTGCTAAGGAATCAAACGAAACAGGACATATCATATTAAAATTAAGATTACTTAATAAATTATCTATTGAAGATATGTGTCATAAACTTGAAATTAAAAGGGAAGATTTTATAAAATTAGAGAAGGGTGAAGTTATTCCAAGTAAAGAAATATCAGAGAAGCTAATTTGTATTTTTAATTTGAAAATTGAAAATAATTTGTAGGATTCTCAATACATTAGTCCTATTATGTCTAGTTCTTTACTCGCATCTATAAATATGCTTATTGTTACTCTACTGTTTGCAAGTCTTCTATCACCTGTATTGGTAGATGGTGAAGGATTACGCGTATTAAATTCTCAAGATGTTTCCACTGAACAAAGATTTAATTGTTCAGGCTTACCTACAAAATGTGATTGTCCGTATCCTTGTTTAGAACAATATAGAGATAAAGATTATTGTATAGCAAAAAAATGCTATGAATTTGATAAAGATTTGGGTAAATGCAAAAAATCAGGAATAGACCATACAGGTCCATTAGTTTTACAAGCTATTCCATTTACAGGAATGTTTGGTTCTGGATTTGGCAATATGGGAAGATGGGATATATTTGGAATGTATATGGGTATATTCTTTGGTGGTTGTTGTTTTATCATAATTGCATCTGTTTCTTGTTTATGCTGTTGTAATAAATCAGATGAACTAGCTCCATTAAATGAAAAAGAATCATTTATGAAATGTGCGACTAGTTGTGGAATGTGTGTCTGGGCAATTGTCGTTATTACATTTTGGATTATTGGCATAGTACAAATAGCAACAGAAGGACAAGTTTTAGATTCAAATGGATGCCCTCTGGTATTTAATTAAATAAATTATCATTTAAAAAATTTTTTATGATAATTTACCATTTGCTTTTTTTAACATTTATAACAGGTCCCTTTTTGCCTGAATTGGGATTGAAATCTTCACCGTCATCATCATCAGAATCAAGACCCTTAGACATTTCCCAAAATTCCTTAGAACCTAACTTAAAATCTCTATGAGCGGATGCCTTATACCAAAAAATTTGGTCAACTAATTTATTTGATTTTGCATTATTTGCAACAACTAAACATTCATAATTTTCGGTGCATTGGTCCATTACTTGACAAAAACTTTCAAATGTTGGAAACATACCAGCAAAATTTTCAAAAATGCGTTTTCTATTTGAAACATATGGCTCCCTTAAAATAAAAGTATAATCAATATTTGTTCTAAGATTTGGAGGAACCCCTAAAGGATATTGCATAGTAATAATAAGCATTACTTTCCAATGCCTTCCATTCATAAAAAGTAATCTCATTAACTTATCTCTAGCCCAAGTATTATCATAAAGACAATCATCTAATATGACAAATGTTCTAGGGTCTATAGAACATCTACCGTATGCTTCTGTCTCCTTTTTTACTTGCTTCATTACAATCTTTTGTCTCTTTAAAATATTTTCAATAATAGCTGTATTATACTCATCATGAATAAATAATTTAGGTACTAATTTACCATAAAATCCATTACCTGCCTCAGTTCCAGATATAACTGTTCCAATTGGGATATCCTGATGATAATATAATAAATCTCTTACTAAAAAACTCTTACCTGTATCACGGCGACCTATTAATACAATAACAGGACCCTTGTTCTCATTAGGCTTAAATGATATACTTTTCATATCAAACTTCTTCAATTCTAAATTCATAATGTTATAAATAAATATTTTACTTATTTTTTAAATTTTTTTACGCATAAATTAGTTTAATTAAAATAAAAATCTTATATACATTCTTTAATGTTTGATTTGTTTTATAAAAAAAACAACAACTCTTCTTTGTTTAGTTATTTAGAAAAAAATGGCTTTTCAGCTATTCAAAATTACAATCCACTTTATTCTAGATTTTTTAATTTAGATGAAAATAATTACAACAATATAAATTTAAATAATCGGTATAGCATTTCTTGTATAGAAAATAGAGCTACTAACAACATTTTTTCAATTAAAGTGACCGATGAAAAAGATAATTCAAGGAAAAAGTTTGATTCTTTTTTTAAATTCTCTCCATTATTAGACCCTGTAAAGTATATGGTTGGAAAATACAAAGATATGAAAGATGATGAGGTATGTGCTTTACCTAGGATTAGTGAGAATACTTCTTGCAAAAAAGTCTTAGATTCCAATAATTCAGCATATGTTGATAGTTTTTTTTCATACCTTACATCTAAATTATCAAATGAATGTGGATTTATTCACGGAACTAATTTTTATGGTAGCTTTTTGGCAGTTCAAACAGAATTTAAATTAAATGCTTACGATGATTTGGAATATTTGTATGAATCTGATTATTTTCATAAACAAAAAGATGTGATTTATAAATTAGATGATGTCGATGAAGATAAATTGCTTTTTAGTGATACAAGAAATTATAGAAAAAAATTAAATTTGGATAATTGCAAGGAAATAGATTTAGATTGTGAGGAATTAGATAATAGTATGTTTGAAGGATTGTTCAATAATTTAACAAGTGAAAATTTAAAAATTCACGATAATTCTTTAAAAGAAGAATATTCAGTTGATGTGCAACAGTCTAGTGATAAAAGTGCCAAAAAAACAAGTTCTACTTGTTCATCTAGGTCTTCTAATACTGATGATGATAGTAATAGTGATAACAATGAGAATGAAGAAGAAGATGACGATAGTTTATCAAATTCCCAAATGAGCGAATATTCTAGTATGAATAGTGATGATGAAGTAGTTAATGCTACAATTTTTAATTTTCCAGTCCAGATAATATGTCTTGAAAAACTGGAAAATACACTAGACTCATTATTAGACGACGAAGAAAATGAATTAACTGACAAGGAATGGAAATCATGTTTGTTTCAAATTATAATGATATTAGTGACATATCAAAAGGTTTTTAATTTTACTCATAATGATTTACATACAAACAATGTTATGTGGGTTAAAACAGACAAAAAATTCCTTAATTACAAATATGATAATGTTTATTACAGAGTTCCTACTTATGGAAAAATTTTTAAAGTAATAGATTTTGGAAGAGCAATTTATAATTTTAAGGGACAAACTATATGTAGTGATAGTTATCATCCAAAGGGAGATGCTGCAACTCAGTATAATTGCGAACCTTATTTTAATAAAAAGAAACCTAGATTAGAACCAAATAAAAGTTTTGACCTTTGTCGATTAGGTTGTTCTTTATTTGATTATTTTGTAGAAGATGTTGAGGAACAAAATGAAGCAGAAAGTGATATTGAAAAATTAGTTATTGAATGGACTAAAGACGATAAAGGTAGGAATATTTTATATAAAAATAATGGTGAAGAAAGATATCCTGAATTTAAATTATATAAAATGATAGTTAGAACTGTTCATAATCATATTCCAAGTGAACAGGTAAAAAAGGAAGTGTTTAAATCTTTCATTAGTTCAAAAAGAAAAATAAAAAAACAAAAAATAATTAATATCGATAATATGGAAAATCTTTCATAAAATTGATTTAATATTATAACTTAATAATAATATTAAATAGAATGTCTTCTCCTCAGCTATTCCAAATTATTGTATTCGATGATGGTAATCAAAGATTCAAAATGTGTGATAATAAATGGATAATTACTGGCTCTAGATTTAATGGGCAAAAGATTGCGCTTAAAAATCTTACTGATAAATCTATAACCATTAGGTCAATATCATCATGGAAAATAAAACCAATTATGGGTGAACCGTCTTAACGCATTTATCACATATCAATTCTCCAAAATCAACAACTTTATTAGAAAATTTTTTACAATGAAAACATTTCAAGTATGAAATTTTATCTAGTAATGGTTGATGAATATCATTAGTAGAATATACTGAAAATATAATAGAAATTATGATATCTCTCACATTATTTTTAGTTATATCAGTTGTCATGTTTAATCCTTTTAAAGCTCCTTTTACACTATTAATTGTGTTTATTGCATTTTCTCCACACCATTTCGTTTCTTTATGTTGAGTTATTTTTAATAATTCTTTTTTTAGAATCCTTTGTAAATGTTTTATAAAAGGTATTTCATCATTTAACCAATCTATATTATCAATCATTGTTTCAAAAATAGCATCATCATCAACTAATCTCTGTATATGCTGTTTTATATTTAATTGAAATCTAGTAACAA